TTACTATATCCATAGTGTGTTTTGACCAGATCCAGATCTTCAATCTGTTCTTTCTTCAACCAAGGTGTGAAACGTTTTCGTTTCCTCAAAGTATTTAGCAAGAAATCATATTGAAGACGTTTGTCTAAGTTGGGATATTTGTTTACTTCATTAGCAAATAAGATCGCATCAATGTGTCCACTGAGACACCTGTTGACAATATAAGGAGGATAAGATTTAACACGGTCAGGGTCATCAGCATACAAATGCTCTTTGGTATTGTTGATAGACGCAAGTATTTCTGAAAGATCACTACTCATAGTATAGGAGGATTCTTAGCGTATGCTTTATAGTCAGGTGTAATGTTCATAGTGAGAGTTAAACGTCTCTCTTTAGTATCATTATAACCTGTTTTGTGGCGAAGCCAAGAGGGGAAGAACACAACATCACCTTGTGAAACACTGATCCTTCTCCAAGGATGATTACCACTGATAGGTTCTGCTGCTCTGACTGCTGTCATGGGATCATAGATCCATAAGTCACCAGAGTTCTCTGGTTTTAATATGTATGCTGTACATGTGAGACCTACACCATGATGATGCTCATCAGTATAGTCCCATTGATAATGTTCATTATACCATGAGTTAGATATGTAGTGTGGATATCTATCGTACCTCCATGCTGTACGTAGGTACTCCATCTTCTGTCGTAACCATACCACATACTTAGAGTTCACTTCCAAGTTATGTGGGAATTGATTATCAGGTTCTAGTATGTTGAATAGATCAGCAGTGGACTTGCCACCTTCTTCTAGTGCTGATTCGATATCATACTTGTCAACTAATTCAAACAACTCATCAGCAGTTTTGATCTGTTCTGATGTATCAAATTTGAAAGTATCCTTGTAGACAACAGGTGCTGATATGTTTATTGGTTTCATGTAACACTCTCTTTCCAATCAGCATACATTCTACCCAAGACCATACCCTCATTTGATTTGATATCATCTCCTTTAAGAATTTCCTTCTCTCTGTCGGTGAGATCTTTATTCATCTTTAGGTATTCTTTCTCCCAATTTTTAATTTGTTCTATAGTTGGTTTCATCTATGTTTCATCCTCTCGTCTAGGACTTCATTTATCAACTGTTTAAGTTCTTTCTTTAGTGCGTCCGTTAAGATGTTTATCTTAGGTGGTACATAATCTGGGATAGCAGCACGTTGCTCTTCGATACTTTTACCACTACCTTTACCTGTCCCATAGGACATTCCTTGTGTATCAATTTTCATGTAATAATTCTCCTAGGACCGTTGACACCTGTGCGGTGTTGATTAATTTCATAGATGGCTACACTACCAGTGTTTAGAGTGACATGTACTTCGTCACCCTGTATGATTGCCTGTGTAGCACCTCTAGCAAAGTTGGTTAGCACCCCTCTGCGTGTGTGATATAGAGAACAGATTCCGTTCTTGACTCTGACTCCTAAACTTCCTTCGGACATGAGTAGTTTGTAAGTAATAGTTCACGTCGTCCCTGTTGATTCTTCATGTAATCACCAGTAGACCTCATAGTA